TGCCCTCTATCAAGTCCGTGGCTGCATCCCCGATATCCCACCACAGTTTTACTATGTTGGGGTTTGCTGCTCTCCAGCTCTTCACGATCCCGTCAAGCTCGCTTTCAGGTATGCCCATTTCAACGGCTCCGAAAGCTTTCAGGGCTCCGACCGATCCGCCATAGCCGAGGGCGAGTTCTGCCACTTTGCCCTTCTGCCTTAAATGCCCGTTTATGCCGTTTTTCTCGACAGATACTTTGAACATCGCAGATGCAGAAGCGCAGTATATATCGCCGCCCTTTTTGAATACTTCCGTTCTCCACTGCTCCCCTGCTACCCATGCGATAACACGGGCTTCAATCGCTGAGAAGTCGGCAACTATCAAGGTCTTTCCTTCGGGAGCGATTATAGCTGTGCGTATAAGCTCACTGAAGATCTGCGGCAGATTATCATATAGCAGTTCCAGGGTTTCCCTGTCGCCTTCCCGTACAAGCTGTCGAGCGGAATCCAGCTCCGCTAAGTGGTTTTGTGGAAGGTTCTGCAGCTGTATATGCCTGCCAGAGTTCCCAGTTATCCAAACTCGTCCTGCTCGCCTTACCAGGAAAAAACCTGTTGTTGTTTCCGCACAGTATACTTTGCCCTTATAAGGCTCGCATACAGGTTTAACTTTTATCTCATGCTGATTTTTTGGTGTGAGCCAGATATCAAGGACATAAGATGTATTCCAGTTAGGATGCTCATCTGAGCGATCCCTTATCCGTATACTGCAGGCTCTACCGGTTATATGCGCAAAAGCCTGAACTATGTCCGCGTTCTGCTTGTTGCAGGTAACATACTGTATGCTGTTAGTTGCGCTTTTGTACCCGTCCCAATATCGCAACTCTTCAAAGAAAATATCAGGGCTTTCATAAAATAGCCAAGTCCCGAAGGTTTTGTTTTGGAATAAACGCAGCCAGACCGGAACGTTCCGAGCAGCAATTACGAACTGATGCCGGGGTTTCGGGTTGTTTTCATATACAATATAGGAAAATATAAGCCCCGCTTCTCTTAACAGTTTTTTACATCTTTCCACTTTCCGAAGTTTAGTGAATCCGAGTTTTACAGTGCCGTCAGCGCAGAAACATCCATCTGCCTGGACCATAATCAAAACTTTTAGTTTACTATGATCAGGGTTTGTTGGTCCGACCCGATAGCCAGTGAAAGGTATAATGGGTCTTTTTTTAGCCATTTCTTCCACTGTATCGACAGTCCAGGGCTGATCGTACCGGGGTTTAAACAGCATTTTATGGTCGGGGGTACTTTTTTGAGCGCAGCGCTTATCATCGTATTCATACATTAAACCATCATAGTCAAATACTAAAGCTCTACTTTTCTGGAAAGATACCATCTCGGTGCTTGCGTTATATACAGCAATTTCGCCACCGTTCCATTCATCCAACCGAGTCCACCCGTTAAGGGTTAATACTTCATGGTCTCCAGTCAGGCACCACCGACCTGTGTGTGATCCATAGAACTGGAAGCACCCGCGGGCTCTGTTATCGGCCTCGTTGTGTGTCAAATCCTGCATCGCAGTATATTTTGTGATGCTGCTCTTGCTTGTAAGCTGTCGGAGTTTGAGAACTTCCAATACCTCAGGATCCTTACAGGTTTTGGTGAGATTTGCTATAGCCTTTTTGTCGAGACTTGGGAGATTATATCCCTTTGCGGCGAACCATGCTTTAAGCTGCGTGATGCTTTTGGGGTTGTCAACGTAGGTAAGTTCCTTAAATCTTTGGAGATGTTCTGTGTCTATATCCTGATTGATCTTTACAATATTGTTGACGAGCTCTGTGTCTATCAGAGCCCCGTTGTCTTTTATCCTCTGATCAGCTGCGTATTCTTCCCATAACTTCTCATACTTGATATCGGGAAGTGCGTCATCGATACCTATCTCTGCTTCAACATCCCTGATGTTGTACTCCTTAAAGGTCTCCCACTCGATGGGGTTTTCCTCAGGATAGCACTCAGGCCGACCATCATGTGAGGGCACACAAAACTTTTTGATAAGCTTCTTGCCTGTCGAGGCAAATTTCTGCTTATCTATCCGCAGCGCCGCACCTGCATTTTCAAGCTTAAGCGGCAGACCATAATAAGCGCACTTGACCATCGTACACCGCCACTGGGCAGGATCAAGATAAGTACCTACAGGCATCCCAAGGAAGCGTGATAAACATATCCGCTCAAAAGCCGCGTTATGTGCATGCTTTATTACATGCGGGTCCTGGAGCGCTAAGGAGAGCTCCAGTATATCCGAGGGTACTTCTTTACTTGTAAGGTCGATAACTCTTACAGGTCCTTTGTTTATGCTGTACCCGAACAAGAGCACTTTAAAATCGGGATCAGCAGCATACTCATATACTCCGTTTTCTATCGGAGTGCCGCTGTAGGTCTCAATATCAATGTAAAGGTCTGTCATAATATACACTTTCTGCTCACGCACCGAAGTGCGTGAGCTTTTTGGTTAAATTACTTTGTCACCCATTCTACCTGCAAATCAATATAATACAAATCATTTGATATATCTTTGCATAAATTGTATTCCCCAACCATGCCGCGCCATTTTTCTACATCATCGGTAGAAAAAGAAATAGAGGTGTTAATGCTTTTATTAGTTGAGTGGGAGAGCTTGAAACCTTCGGCCTTATCTACCGGTTTAAAGTATAGTCTCTTCATTTTTTCCGCAAATCCTATTGCAAGATACCCTGTCTTAGAGACCTTCTTTACAGCTTCCGGTGTAAATCTTACAGCAATTGCATATCTCTGCTCACCCTTTACGGATAAGCCCGCTTTATTGATACTGATAAGAACTTCTTTTCTACTATTGTCCCGCCCTTTAGTTTTTTTCCCCATCCAGTCAATTGTAAAATCCATTATTATCTCCTTTTTAGTGGCTCACGCACCGAAGTGCGTGAGCTTATAGATGTTAGCTGAGCCAATCTTCGTCTTCGGAGCCGTATCCGCCGCCACTGTTTGTGTTGCTTTCCGTCATTATATCATCGTACCCGCCAAGGTCGAGACCCGAAGTGTCATCACTGAAGTCATCAGCTGCTCTTGTCCTGCCTCCGAGAGGTGTGCCGTCTGCAAGCTTCTGTACGTTGTTGAGCCCTACGCCTATACCCTTGTTTCCTGATGTGTTGAAAGCGTAGAAGTTGATAGACGCACGACAGATGCAGCCACTATAGAAGTCCCTTGCCTCGTCTATGATAGCCTGCCCGTTTCTGTCGACAACTTCGGGCTTTGTTTTCGTCTTCGCATTGAGGAAGTACCTGCCCTTATATACAGGATCATCGGACCTTTCTTCGTCACCATCCCTGAGAGGTATTTTTATCCTCTTGAGGTCTGCGTTTCCGAGGGTCTGTGCGCCGTTCTCATAGGCGTTCTTGATAGCCTCTTTGATAGCGCTCACAGTCTTCGTATCGCTCTTGTTGATAACGAGCTGGATAGAGTATGCGGGCTCACTGTTGTTGTAGCTCTCAGGCTCTGCTGTGTGGACATAGGATGCAATGCAAGCTCCTGTTACTACCTTTGTGTTCTTCTTTTCTGCCATAATGATTCTCCTTTACCATGTTTCCATGTTAGATATTTATATCATCCACAGGGGTAGCAAAATCCTCTGCGGCTGATGACTTAAGCTCAGATGGGTCTATCTCATCCCGTTTATCAGAACGAGGTACAAGTGTAGGCTTGCCCTCAGGCTTCATAACATACTGCCCACAGGCTTCATTAAATGCTTTTTTGCCCATGAGCTTTTCAAGCTCTGTGAGGGTCTTGAGCTCCTGCGGCTTATATGGGTCTTTGCCCTGCTCGATAAAGAACTTCGCAACTTCATCAGGCTTGACTATCTTCCTGTTAGACCGTCCGCGGACAAGTTTAAACTCGTTCCACTGATAGCCCTCAAGGGCTTTCTTCTCCATGTACGCCTGAAGCCCCTCAAGCCAGTCCTTCAGGTCGGAAGCTATCTTGACAACTTCCTCGACCTCAAAATCAGAAAGCTCCGGCGGATTTCTGAACTCATACTTTGCAAGTTCAAGATTTGCCTCTGCCCTGGCTCTGCACATGGTCTTAGCTTTGCAGAAGCGGCAGTGGTCGCCTGCCTTAAATGTACAGTTATCATTGACTATGGCATCAACAGCAGGTTTCAGCTTTGTTTCAGCCCATTCCATAAGCTGTTCATACGAACAGCCCCATGAGCTTAAATTATGAATACGGGGTTGGAAGATAGTGAGCTGTACTGTCTTGATGTCGTAGATATCCTCAAAGATGTCCACCGCACCAAGAGCGTAGCACATCAGCTGTGAGTTTTCTGTCGCATCGACCTCAACACCTTTTCCGTATTTGAAGTCGATGATATGTAATACACCGTCCGAGATTATGATACAGTCACCTGTACCAAAGCTTTCGGGCATCCACCTTGTAAGGTCAAGTTTCTTCTCGATGCAGATATATGGATCCTTTGCTTGCCTAAAGCAATCAAGAACGAAATTGCAGTACTCTGTGCAGCATTCTTCCATTTCCGCGTCATAGTATGGAGATTTTGTCGGGTCCCCCTCAGGGCGTGACTTCCATACTGTGGTATCCATATCATAGAGGGCATTCAGGACTTTGTACTCGCAGAGGCTATGTGCCGCTGTGCCTTCCTCGGCAAAAGAGGATGTTGTGTCTGCGAGCTCTGCGTTGAGCTTCGCAGAAGCTGTGCATTCCATCCATCGATGTGAGCCCGAAGGTGTAAAGATTTTTGCATGTGTGTCAGGCATGATCTCACCTCTTTAAAATCTTCTGCGCTTCAGCGTATGCAGCAGCGATCTTCTCATCATCTTCCTTGATATCAGAGAGCTTGACAGCGCCCTGGTTTTTAAGCACTGTTTTTGCTTCTGTCTTAAAGCCGTTTGCGCTCATATCAGCGAGAGCCTGACGGAGCTCCTCAAATGTGATCTTTGTGGGCTTTATCGGCTGCTTGCTGATTTCCTCGATCTGCTTCTGCTGTTCGGGTGTCGGTTCGGGCACTGCTGCCTCAAATTCGGCGTTCCATATCTTTGACTCGGCTTCTGCTACTTTAACAAGCTGAGTACCACAGGCGATAAGAGCCTTTCCTATCTCCGTAAGTGCGGAGATGTTAAGAGTACTTACTTTCTGATCCATGTTTCCCATTAGTCCATGCTTCCTTTCTCTTCTATACTCCGAATATTACCGCTGAACCCCGATATGTAGGAAATGTCTCCCATTTTACGGGCTTTGCTGTTGAGCTTCTTGGTGTCTACAACAAACTCAACAACATTCTTTCTGCCGCCTGACATAGCGGTGTATTTGTGTGTGCTGTCTGTGTCCCGGTTTGATTTAATGTCCCCGACAACTGCCGTGAAGCTTGTCCCCGAGGAAAGTGTTATCTCAAATCTCTGCCCTACATGATCTGCGTAGTATGTACCGAGGGCGACAACATAGTCATCCCCCAATCGGCGCAGTCCCTCATCATCTGTCCAGCATTTCTGCTGTAGCCTGTACTGGGCAGACTGTGTGTTGGTTATTGCTCTGAAGCTCATGTAAGACTTAAACGCTGTGTCACCATATGGCACTGCGTATTCCGTCTGCTTCTCGGTATCAAAGGACCGCTCGCTGACCATGGCTATCTGTGCGGCGGATGTAGTAGTCGTCTGTGCTCCTGCTTTCTCGACATCTCCTGCGATAATATTGCAGGATGTGATTATGCCTGTGAGCAAAATCGTATTAAAAACGACTTTTGCCCAACTGATCTGCTTACCCATTTTCCTTTCTCATTTTCCTTTCAATGCTTTATAAGATATTTACCGAAATCATATACCAGTGCACTGAGGCTGTCTGCTGTGACGCATATGCCCCGTGTGCTCTGATTGGTGTAGGTCACAAAAATAAACTCTTCCCCATCATTGACCTGGTACCTGATTTTCCATATCTCAGGTAAGAAATCATAGATCGTCTCAGCGAGAGACATCACAAACTGTTTCTTCCTGATCTGCTCATCAGTCATGCTCATACTCCTTTCCGTGTTTCCTTGATTCCATGTTAGCCTGTGAGCTCTGAGCTCTATTATAGTATACATCTTCTAAAAGCCGTTGTCAAGTGAATTTGATAAAAAATATCAAAATTTATTAAAAATAGCAGTATAAACAAAAATAAAAACCTATTTTTGTCTGAAATTCTAATTGAGTAACGCTCTTCTGTGTGTTATACTATAAGTACCTCTTATAGTATCCATTTTCAAGGGAGTGATAAAATGGCGATAGTATACACAATTAGCGTTGCCCGCTCTTATAACTCTAAGGCGTGGAAGCCTAAAAAAATCAGTTGGTCTGAGCTCGTCAGTAAGTTTTACGCAGTAAAGCGCACGGACGAGGACATCGAAGACTATTTCCGCATGACAAGTGATGAGAAGACAGAGATCAAAAATGCCGCAGGAGCCTTTGTCGGCGGCAGGCTCAATGGCACCCTGCGAAGCAACACAACATTACAGGCGAGAGATCTGCTGACACTGGACATCGATTCCGCCACACCCGAACAGGCGAAAGAGTTCAAGGCGATAGCGGAAAAATATACAGGATGCATTTACACAACGCATTCCCACACACCGAGGAGCCCCCGCTTCCGGTATGTCGCACCCCTCAGCCGTTCCGTATCATCAGCAGAGTATGTGGCGATATGCGAGTATCTGATAAATAATGTTTTCGCCGCTGACTATGTCGATCTCTGCTCTACCCGCCCTGCACAGCTCATGTTTTTCCCGACAGCAGCCAAAAACGGATTTTTTGACTGTAAGGATTTCACAGGCGATATCTTTGATGCGGACAAGATCCTTGAAGCCGCCGAGAAAAGTCCTAAGTGGGAAGATACAGCTCGGGCACTTGCCGCAAAACAAGCGAACCCTCTTGAAAAAGAGGGCGTGATCGGGGAATTCTGCCGTGCTTTCTCCATCATCGATGTGCTCACCGATCCCGAGCTCCTCGGCGACCAGTACGAAGCGACCACCGACCCGAAGCGCTATCTGCTTAAAGGTTCTCACTCCGTACCCGGTGTGATCGTTTATCCGTATAAGAGCTCCGATGGCAGTATCATAGAGGATGCCTTTATGTACTCCCACCATGCCAAAGATCCGACTTGCAACACACTTTGTAATGCTTTTGACGCTTACAGGATACACAAGTTCGGGGATCTTGACACCAAGGAAAGTCTTAAAAAGGCTATAAAAGGCATACGAGATATGCCCAAAATGCAGGAAGCCCTGAAAAAGCTCCGTAAAAAAGAGCTTGAAAAGGACTTCGCCGCAGACGAAGACATAGATCTGAGCGGGTACGGCGTGGCAGCTGACACCCCTGCTCCTAAGGAGCCCACCGACAAGAAATCTCATTTTGATATAATTTTTGAGATAAATGAAAAGCTTATAAAAAGAGGCGCAAATGATCCTCGTCCCGCAAATATAAAGTCCAACTTTGACAGGATACTGCTCGAAGATCCTGTCTTCAGCGGACTCCGCAAAAATCTTTTCCTTGACCGCATAGAGATAGAGGGCAAATTGCCATGGCGCAATAAGGAGATGCAGCGCAGATACGGAAATGTGTGGTGTGACTCTGATCTTGTGGCAGCATTATCATATATTGCAAGATATTATGGGGATATGCACAACAAACAGATGCTTGAAGACAGCATTGAGACTGTTGCAGACAAGAGAGCCTATCATCCGATTGTCGAGAAACTCTCACATCTCCCTGCGTGGGACGGCGTGAAAAGAGCCGAAAGTATCTTTATAGATTATCTCGGCGCAGAGGATACACCATATGTAAGGGCGGTCACGATGAAGACCCTGCAGGCTCTTGTCGAAAGAGTAAAAAGACCGGGATGCAAGTATGATTATATGATAATTCTTGATGGTGGGCAGGGTATTGGTAAGACAACTATGTTCAGTCGTTTGAGTCTGGGGTACTATACAGATTCACTCTCTCTGCAGGATATGAACAATCTTCAGAAGTCCTTCGAGCAGACACAGGGCGTATGGATCGTTGAAATATCAGAGCTTGCAGGCGCAAAGAAAGCAGAAGTCGAGTTTATAAAGGCTTTTGTATCAAGAACAGAGGACAGATGCCGCAAAGCCTATGGAAGATATGTAGATATAAGCCCCCGACAGTTTGTGCTTGTTGGTACAACCAACGAAACAAGCGATTATCTCAGAGATCACACGGGCAACAGACGTTTTTATCCCGTACATTGTGCGGGCATAATGGGTGAGGACGGCAAAGTTGACATATATTATGCCTTTAATCATTTTACAAAAGACGTAGTAGACCAGGTGTGGGCAGAAGTGCTCCAGAGCCTGAAGGACGAGGCTTTCAGCGCTGAGCTTCCTGCGGATCTGAAATCTGAGGCGGAGAGCAGACAGGCCGCTATGATGGAAAAGGACGATCGTCTTGAGCTCGTACAGAAGTATGTTGATATGCTCGTTCCTGCGGATTGGTATAAATCATATGATGAAGACCAGAAGCGCCAGTACACGCAGCGTTATCTTAAAGATACACTGGATGAAAATGACGACATGGGTACCGAGCCTCTAAAGTATATCACCCCAGCTCATCTTTGGCAGTATGCGTTTGAACAGCCTATAGTAAAATTAGACAATTTTCAGACAAGAGCTATGGGCAAATTGCTCAGACAATGTGATTTAGTTTATAAAGTGGTGAAAGACCCGAAAACTAAAAAATGTGTTAAGGGCTGGGTGAAAACCCATTAAAATGCACAATAAAACACAAAATTTATTGTGCAAGTATCTAAATTAGCAAACTATGAACAATTATTAATAAATAAAAATCGGGCTTTTTTAGCCAAAAAAGTTGTCAATAGTTCGGGCAAAGTCTACAATCTGAATTGCAATAATACGCATTAACACTTGATTTGTTATTCTGATTTTTAGCAAATTGTAAAAATATTTAATAGAATTTTAGAGAATAACAGATAAATTTTTAAATCAGATTTTGAAAAACGGTAACACCGCATAAATAAAGGGTTTTTTGAGTTTATGAACAAATATTTGAAATTGGTATACAATATACGATTTTTGTGGAAATCCCTATTTTTTAAAATTATATTTAATTTGTATTAAATAGGTTTACAATACAATAAAGTCAGTGCTGATGCGTATACAAGCCAATTTTTAACGTTCATATTTGCAGTGCGTTACTACACAGTTACTTGTAAGATTACTAAAAAACAGGAAACCAAAATTTTCTTTATTATTGCGGGTTTACCCTACATGTTACTATAGTTACTATATATTATATTATATTATATTATATATATTTATATATAGGGGAATTATAGTATATTATATAAGCATATATAGGTTATATATACTAATAGAAAAATAGGGGTAACTGGGTAAACAGGTAAACAAAAGGCTAAAAATTCAGTTATGATGCGGGTTTATAGCGATTACCTATCTGAGTAACAATATTGAAAGGATCAAAAAATGGGAAAAAGCGAAGGATATGTCGAGACCTATCTTGTCGAACAAGTGAAGCGCCGAGGCGGCAGGGCATTAAAGTTGGTTTGCCCGGGCGCCTCGGGAGTCCCCGACAGGTTGGTTCTTTTCCCGGGTGGTCACATGTGTTTTTGCGAAACTAAAGCCCCGGGGAAGAAAGCCCGTCCGCTGCAGCTCTATTGGCATGAGCTGTTGAGACAGTTAGGTTTCAGTGTTTTTGTATGCGACAGCAGGTTTAAGATAGATGCTATGTTGTCAAGCCTTGAAGGGTGGTGGTCTTAATGAGGTTCATTCCGCATGAATATCAGGAATATGCGATAAATTTTCTCGAAACGCATCCGAGGGCTGTACTTATGTTGGATATGGGTCTCGGCTGACAAGACTGTATCAACGCTGACGGCTATATGGAATCTGATGTATGAGACTTTTGACATATCATCCGCACTTGTCGTAGCTCCGCTGCGAGTAGCGAAATATACCTGGGCGGATGAGATCAGGAAGTGGGATCACTTAAACGGGCTCACGGTCTCGATCCTCTGCGGTACGGCGGAAGAGAGAAGGGCGGCAGCTGAGACAAAAGCAAACATACATATCATCAATCGGGAAAATCTCCCCTGGCTTGTAGATCATTATCCTGCAATGAAATATGATATGGTCGTATTCGATGAGCTGTCGAGCTTCAAGAATTCACAGGCTAAAAGGTTCCGGGCTGCTTTGCATTATACTATCACGGCTGATCGGGTCGTGGGGCTCACCGGTACCCCTGCTTCCAACGGATACATGGATCTGTTTGGTGAGTATAAGGTCATTGATGGTGGTCGGCGTCTTGGTCGTTTTATATCGAGATACAGACAGCAGTATTTTATGCCGGATAAGACAAACGGGCATATAGTGTACAGCTATAAGCTCAGGAAAGATGCCGAAAAGGAGATACAGGAAAAGATATCAGATATCACAGTCTCTATGCAGGCAAAGGATTATCTGAAACTGCCTGAATGCCTGTACACGAAAAATTATGTATGCATGGATGATAAGGAGCAGAAGATATACAAGAGCCTGAAGCGGGATCTCATTATTCCGCTGGACGATGACCAGGAGATCACAGCGCAGAGCGCCGCTGCATTATCCAACAAGCTTATACAGATGGCGAATGGTGCGGTATATACCGATGAGGGCGGCGTAAAAGAGATCCATGACCACAAACTTGAAGCGCTTTCTGATATTATCGAGCAGCAGAACGGAAAGCCCTTACTTGTAGCATACTGGTACAAGCATGACCTGTCGAGGATAGAAGCTTATCTGAGGCGAGAAGGGATCAGCCCGGTACGGATAGACAGTGAGGACAATATCAGAGCATGGAATGAGAGGAAAGTGCTTGTCGGGCTTATACATCCTGCATCTGCGGGGCATGGTCTTAATCTGCAGAGCGGCGGAAGTACTTTATGTTGGTTCGGTCTGACCTGGAGCCTTGAGCTGTATCAGCAGACAAATGCAAGGCTTTACAGGCAGGGGCAGACCGAAACCACTGTCATAACGCACATAATCACAAAGAGCACGATGGACGTAGCCGTTATGAAAGCACTGGAAACAAAGGACATAACACAGGATACGTTGATAAAATCTGTGCGTGCGGTGCTAAAAAATGATTGACAAACAGTGTTTTATATGTTAGAATTGTAGTAAAATAAACGGATTTTGACGATTGGGGGTGTGTTTTATGGCACGAAAGACAAAGCTGGATAAGTGGCTTACAAAGAAGGGGCAAAAGCAGCTTTATGATCTGGCTTATGATACGGTGACAGACAAAGAGTTGTACACAGCATTAAGGCTTAATCATCAGTCTTTTTACAATTACATGCGCGAAAGTGTTGATTTTTCAGATACGATAAAAAGAGCCCGTGCCGATCGGGACGATGTACTTCGTAAACAGGTGATGGAGAGCTTCAAGAAAAACAAGCTCCTCGGTGGCTATAAGCGCACAGAAACCCGTACAACTACAACGACTTATGCGAACGGTGAGCAAGCTGTTGTCGAGGAGACAAAGCAGTGGGACGAAGGACCCGACACGACCGCTCAGATATTTTATCTTAAGACCCAGTGTGCCTGGAATGATAAGCAGATCATTCAGATCAACAACAGTGACGAGATCGACCCGTTCAGCGCATCACTTATGTCGGCGCTCGGTAAAGAGCCTGAGCAGTCAACTTCTGACATGGATTCCGAGGAAGTAGGTGATGACGATGCCGGGCTTCTCCCCGAAGCAGATGGAGATTTTTAAGTTTCCATACCAGAATACCTATGAAGCCCTGATCTGTGACGGGGCTATCCGTACCGGCAAAACTATGTGTATGGCACTTGCCTTTATACAGTTTGCTTTTGCTTACTTCGACCGACAGAACTTCGGCATCTGTGGAAAGACCGTGCAGAGCTGTGAGCGAAATGTTATCAAGCCTCTTATGTCACTGGCCTTTGTGCGGATGCATTATAACTGCCGCTATAACCGACATTCCAACTTGCTTACGATTTCCCGGGGCAATAAAGAAAATTACTTCTATGTCTATGGCGGCAAAGATAACGCATCCTATACACTGATTCAGGGTATCACGCTTGCGGGCGTTCTCCTTGATGAGGTAGCACTTATGCCGCAGTCCTTTGTGTCGCAGGCGACCGCTCGTTGCTCAGTGCCCGGGTCGAAGATGTTTTTTAACTGCAACCCTGAAAACCCGCAGCATTGGTTCTACAAGGAATGGATATGCAATCTCGCAAAGCATAAGGCAAAACATTTGCATTTTCTTCTTGACGATAACCCCTCTCTGACCGATGAGACCAAAGCGCGATATCACCGTATGTATACAGGAGCCTTTTATCAACGCTATATCCTCGGTGAGTGGGTATCTGCCGAAGGCCTTATATACCCGATGTTCGACCGCCCCCGTCATGTGCTCAAATCCTCAGAGTACGACAAAAACGGAAAGTACTGGGTCAGCATCGACTATGGTACGGCGAATCCTATGGTTTTTTTGATGTGGCGGTATAATCCCTATGTCAAGCATAAGATAGTCTGTACAAAGTGTTATTACTACAACAGCCGTAAGGACGGAAACGACCAGAAGACCGATTCAGAGTATTACACCGACCTTGAAGCCTTTGTCGGTAAAACGCCGATAGAATCAATTGTTATCGACCCGTCCGCTGCGAGCTTCAGGACGCTGATACGCAAAAAGCACAAATTCCGCACACTGGGAGCGGATAACGATGTACTCAATGGCATACGCTACACTGCAGCATTGATACAGAATGATTTTGTATATTTTGATGAGAGCTGCAAGGATGTCTTTGACGAATTCGCTTCATATTGTTGGGATCTGGACTGTAATGAGGATACAGTTGTCAAGGAGTATGACCACTCGATGGACGCTATGCGGTATCAGATGCAGACTGTTATGAGAAGGGAGCTAAAGGATGTATTCTATCAAAAATGTTGCTAAGGCGATAGAACTCGCCACCGGTGAGCATATCACCAGTATACTCAAAGACAAAGAGTTACGGGACTATGCTTTTTGTTATGCGATCTATAAGTCCGACCGGGGCTTGGTGCCCTGGTTAAAAGATAATGAGGAGCTGCGCAGTCTGCATCTCGGGAGTACTGTCGCTAAGGAGCTTGCCCGTATCGTCTGCTCTGAGGTCAATCTTGTCGTACAGGGTGAGAGCGAAAGAGCAAAGTACCTCAATAAGATCGTCCGATATATAGAGCAGAAGCTACCTCGTTATGCAGAACAGGGGATCGCCCTTGGAACAGGGGTGCTTAAACCAACGGTCAACACACAACGGGAGATACCTACTATCGGCGTCCAGTTTGTCAGGCTTTCTGACTTCCTGCCGCTGCGGGTAAATGAGGATGATGTTTGTGTCGACAGCCTTTTTCTCTCTGATATCAGCACTGAGGATTTTAAATATACACGCCTCGAACGGCATACCATCACTGATGATGGGTATAAAGTGACGAACTTAGCTTTTGAGTCCGTGATAAGTGATACATATGGGCTCGGTCGCCCGATAGAGCTGTCAAAAGTTCCTGAGTGGGCTGACCTGAAGCCCGAAGCGGTACTCGACAATGTGACTACCCCGCTTTACGGCCTTTACACCAACCCGATCGCAAACCTCAACAACCTTGACAGCCCTCTCGGTATGTCTATCTATTCGACAAGTAAGGACCTTCTTGAAGAAGCGGATCTTCTCTGGGAACAGATATGGTTTGAGGTAAAGAGCGGCGAGCGTAAGATATTTGCACCACCGAGCGCTTTCAGTCCGATAAAGGGCGATACCTACATCATGAAGCGCTTCTACAAGGAGCTCGACATAGAAGATCAGAACTTTATCCATGACTTCTCTCCCGCTCTGCGAAATTCCGAAATGAATAAACGGATGCAGGATATCATGAGGCGCATCGAGGAGAACTGCGGACTGTCCTACGGAATCATCTCTGATCCTGTCGAGGTAGCCCACACAGCGACTGAAGTAAAACATAGCAAAGAGCGTCTGATGGCGACAGTCACAAGTATTCAGAATGCTTTGCATGCAGCGCTTAACTTTACGATACAGGCGTGCTCTGATCTCTGCGACCTCTACAAGATAACACCCGCAGGGGACTGGGAACTCGTCTGTGAGTGGGATGACAGCGTTATCGAGAGCCGTGAGGAAAAGTCTGCAAGGGCATTGCAGGAGCTCCAGAACGGGCTTATTGATGAAGTCGAATACTTCGTACAGACAAGGGGCATGAGCCTTGAAGAGGCGACCGAGTATGTAAATGAGATCAAGAAGCGTAAGCCCGATAAACCGCAGGGCGTTGATTGGTTCGGCGGCGGTGGTGCTTAATGCCGTATTACTATGATACGCTATATGCTGATGAGATGGCGGAAACTGTTGTCGAGCTATGGGGTGAAATAGAAGAAGACCTCATACAACAGATAGCAAAGCACGTCAAGCGGGCTCTTGATTATGGGGAGAGTCTGCATTATACAGGCGAGTTTCGTGCATGGCAGCTCAAAGAGGCAAATCTTCTCAATGACCACGCAGTCGCTCTGATATCTAAAGCGACAGGCAAGAGCGAAAAAGCAGTTCGGCAGTGCATAGAGGCATCAGGGATGCAGGTCGTCAAGGGCGATGAGAAGATATATCGACAGGCGCTTGACAGCGGGCAGCTTACAATGGAGCCGCTCCCCCTCGACCAATCACCGAGACTGCAAACAGCCATTAACGCCTGTGTAGCAAATGCTGAATTTGGCTTGTCTAATCTTACAAATACACGTATGGACTATGCAGGAAACGGGTGGGAGACCCTGACACACGCCTCAAACAGGGCTTACTACGATGCGACTAATGCGGGCTTTCTGGCTATGCGTACGGGAACGAAGTCCCTCGATCAGGCAGTATACTCTTCCTGCCGCTCCCTTATCAACAATGGCATTCAGACTGTTCACTGGGAAAGCGGGCATCAGGACTCGATAGATGTTGCTGTTCGCAGGAATATCCGCACTGCTATTGCGCAGACGAGCGGAAAGATGACCCTTGCACGTATGGAAGACTATCAGTCCGATCTTGTCGAGACATCGTCCCACTTCGGCGCTCGTCCCGAGCATGCCGAATGGCAGGGAAAGATTTTCAGCTTGTCGGGCTCCAATGGCTATGAGAATTTCTATGAGGCAACGGGCTACGGTGATATGTTAGGTCTGTGTGGTATCAACTGCCGGCATAGGTTTTTTCCATACTTCCCCGGGACAACTCCGAGCTTTGAGCCCTATGATGAAGATAAAAACAGAGAGCAGTATGAGAAAACACAGCAGCAAAGAGCCTATGAGCGAAACATCCGAAAGGCGAAAAGAGAGCTTGCAGTCGCTGAGGGAGCGGGACTTGACACAACCGAGGCGAAAGCCAATGTACGTGAGAGGCAGAAGGAGATCAGGGAATGGCTCTCCCGCCCGGAGAACTCCGATCTCCGCCGCCGCTATGAAAACGAAAGAATTTATTAAAATTGTTGCAAAACGCTATTGACAAAGCAAAATTTTTGTGCTATATTAAAAATAATAATACTCGCTTGGCAGGCGTAACCTGCGAAACTCTGATCTACGAGATCGAAAACTCGTAAAAAGCGTAAGACAAGGAGAATCAAAAAATGACGAGGGAACAGCTAAGACAAATTTTTGAGGGAATTGATGGCGTAACGGATGCGATCCTTAACTCCGTTATGGCGCTGCATGGGCAGTCTATCAAGACTGTGCGTGATGAGCTGGCAGCTGAGAAAACACAGCTTGCAAGTGTATCCGCGGAACTTGAAAAGCTTAAAGCGACACCGGATAAATCAACCGAACTGCAGTCCAAGCTTGATGCGCTGCAGAAGAAGTACGACACTGATACTGCTGAGCTGCAGAGCAAGATAGACGGCAGAGTATATGATGACGCTATTACCGAGGCTCTTACAAAAGCGGGTGTAGAGTTCACATCGGGCTCTGCGAAAAAGAATTTTGTAACTGAGCTCAAAGCTGCGAAACTGGAACTCAAAGACGGTGCGATCACCGGGTTTGATGATTTTCTTAGTAAGCAGAAAGAAGCAGATAAAGACGCTTTTAAGGTGACCGACCCTGACCCGAAACCGAAATTTTTAGGTGATCCCGGAAGCAAAAGCGGTGGTGATGACCTCGGCTTTGCTGCAAGAGCCGCAAAGCGCTTCAATGACAGGTTTGCACCGCCCACAAACCCCACAACTTAACTTAAGAAGGTGAAAAAGCATGAGCATAATCACGACTTATACAAGTACACCCGATATTCCTTGGCTTGCGTCCGAGAGAAGTCTCCGCCTTGTATCCTATACAGCAGAAGACGATAATGCTCAGATCGAGACCATCAATGGTCGTAAGATCATCAAGTCTGGTACAATTTATCCCGCAAACGGCGCAACAGCAAAGGGCATTGTATTTGCGGATGTTGACGTGACTAACGGCGATGCACCTATGTCGCTCATGATTTCCGGCCATGTGTGGGAAGATCGTCTCAACACAGGGCTCTCCGGACTTGATGACGATGCTAAGGCTGCACTTGCCGCTAACGGCATCTACTTTGATTTCAAAAACGTTGTGCCTGAATATCCTGAAGGCTAAAGAGAGGTGAGCATATATGAGTCTCAGCACAATACTCGAAAAAATTACCGAAAAGGATCTGCTTGAGCTTGCAACTCAGATAAAGCTCCCTGCGGCTCCTGTTTCAGACCGACTTTTCCCTAATGTCAAGACAGAGTATCTTGAGGCAGAGTACATCAGGCTTGCGAATAGCCCCACACTCCCTCATGCTGCAAAGATACATGCTTTTGATACAGAAGCACTTATCGGCGTCCGTCCTGCACTTGAGATCGTGAAGATTGAACAGCTCCTCGTCAAGGAGAAGATCAATCTCACAGAAAATCTCCAGCGCTATCTTTCCCGTGGTGTGCGTGATAACGCTGCTATCGACTATGCTCTTGACGATATGGCAAACATGGTGCGTTCCGTTAAGACAAGAACCGATGTTGCAAAGTTTGAAGTACTTACCACTGGTGCGATGACCATCAACGAGAATAACGTTGTTCTTACTGTTGACTACGGTGTACCCGGGGGCAACAAGATCACTAAGAACTGGTCGAATACAAACTATGATATCCTCGGCGACATTCAGACGCTTACTGATGCGGCGAAGGCTGCGGGGTATCCTTACAACAAGATCATCACCTCTACCAAGGTACTCCGTTACTTTACGGGTAATGCGGGCATTCAGACT